GCGGGCTTGGCCTCGTCGATCGCGTTGGCCGAGGCGTTGGCCTGGGCGATGGCACCGTCGAGGGCCGTCGTGAGCGGGCCAGCGATCGCCTGGCCTACCGGCGCGGCGTTGGTGGCGAAGGCGTTGGCGAAGCCCTCCTGGGCGGCCGTGAGGTTTTGCGTGATCCCGTTCGAGATCTCCTGGTTGAAGGCCTGGGCCCCGGCGACGACGGCGTCGAGCGTCGACGTGTCGAAGCCCAGGTACTGGCCGATCTGCTGGGCCACCGTGGCGAGCGTCTCGAAGGCCCCAGTGAAACCCAGGATCACCATGCCGAGGCCAGCCTGGGCGGCGTTGAAGACGCCGGACAGGAAGTTTGCCGCCCGGTTGAAGAAGTCGCCCACCGCGCCCCACTGCTGCCCAACCTGGGAGAGATACTCGAACGTGCTCCCGAAGTTCTGAATGATGAAGTCGCCGATCCCGGCCAGGAACCGCGCCGCCTGGAGGATGCCGTCGCCGATGGCCTGGCCGATGTTCGCGCCGCCGATAGATCCGATGAGGTTCGAGAAGCTGGTCACGACCGCGTCGACCGCCGGGGCGAGGTAGGCGACGATTTGCTGGACGACGCCCGCGATCGCCTTCTGGGCCCGCGTGAAGGCGTCGTTCATGGCCTCCACGTCCTGGCCCTGGGCATTGGTGAGCGTCAGCCCGAACCGCTCGGCCTCCGCGCGGGCCTCGGCGATGGCCTCCGCCCCACCGTTGAACAGCGGCAGGAGGTCGGCCCCGGCGCGGCCGAAGATCTGGACGGCCGCCGCGGCCCGCTGGGCCTCGGTCGGGAGGGCCGCGATCGACTGGGCGATCGCGTCGAACCGGTCGGCGGCGTTCAGGCCGGCGAGCTGCTCGACGTTCAGGCCGAGGTTGCCGAAGGCGGCGGCCGCCGTCTTCGATCCGTTCGTCGCCTTGACGAGAGCGACGTCGGCCTTCGTGGCGGCCGCGCCGATCTGGTCGAGCGAGACGCCGGCCAGCTCGCCGGCCAGGCCGAGGCCCGCGAGCTCGCCGTAGGTCATCCCCAGGCGGGCCGCCATCTTGCTCGTCTGGTCGACGACCTCGCCCTGGGCCGCGCCGAACCTGACGAGGCTCCCGACGGCCTGCGACGCCGACGAGGCGATTGACCCGAAGAGCTGGGCCCCCTGGATCGCGACGAGCGACGACATCCCGGACCGCAGCGACTTTGCCGAGGCCTCGAGCGATTTCATGCTGGACGATGCCCGGTTGACGCCGGCCGTCAGGCCGCTCGTCGATGCCGTGAACACCGCTGATACTTTGCCGATCGCCGACATGTCATCGCCTCGGGAACGCTCGGGATAGCTTGCTTAGTTCCGCTTCGATCTCGTCCGGTGTCATCTCTCGGTTTGGGTCATAGCCGGGGAGGAACTTCTCCTCGAACTGCTCGTCAACCTTGCATCCAAGGCCCTTTAGGATCATCACCGTCTGCCGTGCCGTTCTCAGCCAGTCCTCGCCGAAGGGCTCGACGCGGTAATAGGCGAGCCACATCTGGAACTGTCGGAGACTTAGCTCGTACTTCCACTCCTCGGGGTTAGGGATGCGATGGTGTGCAGCGAGCCGGTACAGGAACAGATCTACGAGTCCTGCCCGGCTCCGGAGTTTTTTTCCAATTCCGCGACGGCGTCGTCGTCGTTCCGGAGAACCGTCTCCCAACACTTCTTGTAGAGCCACATCACGACGCGCGGGCTTGCGTCGAGGAGGCCCTTCGACTTGTCGGCCGACAGGAGTCGCTTCCCGTTCTCGTCGGAGAGACAGGCCGCGATCGTGTCGACGATCAGCTCGGCCGGCGGTGCCTTGCCGTCGAGCTGCTGGTGGGCGACGGCCAGCTTGTGCCACTCGCCGTAGGACGGGTAGCGGAGCCTCACCGCCTTCTCGACGCCGGGGGGCGTCACCTCGAGGAGCTCGGGCTTATGTTCGCCGAATAGTTCAGATGCCGTTGTCATGTGTCAGTCGGTGTCCAGTTGGCCCATGAATCGAAACCGTGCCGCGCCGGTCAGGAACTGCCCGACGTTGCCCGTCACCTCGAAGGATTCCAGGATCGCGTAGTTCTCGAAGCCGCCGCCGTCGAACGTGACGATCAGGTAGGCCTCCAGGCCCGTGTCATCCGAGACAAACGGAGGGCACCCGAACAGCGTGATATCTACGCCGCCTGGTTCAACACCGGTACACGCGATCTCTCGCAGGACGCGGGCCGTAGCCCCGGCTCCGATCACGTCGCTCCCGACGTTCGTCACGTCCTCGATCACGGCCGTCGCTGGCGTGACCCGGAAGGATGTCAGGCGGCCGATCGGAGTCCCGCCGAACGTGACGGTCGAGCCCTGCGAGGTTGGGGTCGGCATTGTGGCCCTCGGCCGTAGCGGCGAAAGCCTGGGCTAGGTGTAGTCGCTGGTGAAGTTCGCGACCCCCTTCACCAGGGCCCCGGCCTCGTTCGAGATCTCGGCGTCGATGCACTTACAGACAACACCGCCGAACGTGTTCGTCGACCCCACGGCAGGGGCCGTATCGCCCAGGAACTCGACGGCGACGGTGACGGTGATCCCCTCGCCGCCGGGGCCGTTGTCCGTGAGCCCGTCCTCGTAGACGCGGTCGGCACCGTGAGCCAGCGACAGCGTCGAGGCGTCGAGCTTGTTGTCGCTCGTCGACCGGGTCTTCTTGATCGTGACCTTCGTCGCCCCGGCGATCCCGTAGGCGTTGCCTTGTGAGGATGTCAGCGGCATCTCGGATCACTCCTCCTCTGACGGGTAGTAGGACCAGTTGGCCGACCAGGTCGCATATTTGCCGACCTCGTAGACCTCTTCCGTGTCTTCGCAGATCCAGCCGGTCGTCGTCGCGATGTCCGTCGGCTCCGGGGCGGAGCCCTTCAGGAGGCCCGTCGCCGAGCACGTCGCCGTAGCGGAGTTGCCGGCCCCGTCCACCAGGACAGGGTCGGCATATTCCCGCTCGGTGCTCGCGAGGTCGGTGACGTCTTCCTTGGCGGCCGAGGCCGTGACGTCGATCTCCTTCAGCGAAACGCGGGTCGCGCCTGCCGGCATCGTCGGGCCACCGGAGGGGAGTCCGGAAAGCGGCATGTCGTCACTCCTCCCAGGAGATCGCGTAGGTCTGCTCGACGATGTACGTCGGATCCTCCCGGCTGTCGAGACGGACGGCGTCGCCGTCCCGCTCGTCGGTCAGAAGGCAGGATTCGATTGTGAGATCGCCCACCGGCCCCTTGAACCGATTCAGGGCCGCGCCGATAGCCTCGGCGATCTCCCAGGCCTGAACGTGGCTGTCGGCGTAGATGTCGAGCCGGAACGTCGCAGCCGGCGGGAGCTGGTTCGCCTCCGGCGTGGCGTCGAGCGTGTCGGCCAGGACGAGCTCGCGTGCCGTGTTCTCGCGGACGTAGACGACATAGGGCGGGTCGCCCGTGCCGGTCATCGCCACCGGCCAGGCCTGGCAGTCGGCGACGGCCTCCTCGATCGCGCCTTTGATCCACTTCTCGGGAATTGGCATCAGTTGCCTCTGTACTTTCCTTTGCCGGCCGGGATCTTGTCCTTGAGGGCGTTCTCGAAGGCGGTCGCCATGCTCTTCGCGAGCGACGCCGCGGCCTGCGGCCCGAACTCGGCCATCGCCCGCTCGACCATCCGGCGCGGCTCGATGCCCTTCGTCGTGCCGAACTCAAGCCAGATTGCCTTCCGGCTCTGGGCTCCGGCCTTGTAGCCGAGGACTCCGAACACGGCGTCCTTCGACGCCTTCGTCCTGACAGCGACAGCGGCCCGGAGCTGGCCCGTCGACCTGGGCTTCTCGCCCTTCTTCCGGCGGCCGCGCTTCATCCCCTCGGGCGGCGTGTATCGCTTCAGCACCGACCGGCCTGGCCGGAGCGTGCGGGCCATAGCCGACTTCAGGTACTTGTTTCGGATGTTCTTGGGGAGCGTCTGGAACGCCCGCACGAACTGGCCGATCTCGTCGTCGAACGACTTGTCGAGCTGGACGGAGATCATGCCACTTGCTCCTCGACGGTGATCTCGAGCTCGGTCCGGCCGGCCCGCTCGACCACGGCCGAGACGTAGAGCAGCCGGTCGCCGCGGCTGGCCCACCGGAGCCGCATCCCGCCGACGATGTCGGGGAACCAGCGGCAGCGGACGAGGGCCTGGAGCGTGCCGCCGACCTGGGCGCGGTTCTCCGCCTCGACGTAGCTCTGGGCCTCGTAGCTGCCGTGGAACCGGCGGACCTCCGGCCACTCCTGGCCGGCCACGAGGCCGCCGTGATCGTCACGCTCGGCGACCGGCCGGGACTCGGCGACGAAGGTCTCGGTGAGCTGGCCTGCCGGGATCATGTCACCAGCCCCCGGTGTGCGACTCTGACGCCAGCAGGGCCTCGAAGGCCTGCGGCAGCTCGACGGAACTGTTCGCCGCCAGGACGCCGCGGTTCTCGAACAGATGCACGACGTAGAGCAGGATCGCGGACTTCAGCTTGCGGGAGACCGGTTGCGCCGCCGTCGGGCCGGCCCAGTATTCGATCACGACCTCGCCGGACGGGGCCGCGTCGAGCTGGATGTAGGCCGGCATCGCGTCGGCCTCGGCCTCGTACTCGGTGCCGGCGAGCTCGTCGCCGTCCACCGTGACGAGCAGCTCGTGGTCCTCGTCGACCACCAGCGGCGGCCGCGGGAGGACGAACTTCGGCCCGGCCGGCCGCTTCCACTTTGCCCGGTACTTCTTCAGGACCAGCGACCGGCCCAGCCTCGACTCCAGGAACTCGCGGGCGGTCGCGACCTGGCCGGCCAGCAGGGCGTCGAAGTCGGTCTGTTCTGGCATCAGGCCGAGCTGTGCCTTCACCTCGAGCAGGGAGACCGGCTCCACGCCGTCCTCGGTGTCGGTCACGACGAGCGTGTCTGGTCGCACGGCAGGCTCCTATCGGGTCTCGATCGGCGTGGAGGCGACGGCCCGCTCGGCGGCGGGCCTGGCATCGAAGAGCGGGCGGGCGTCTGGAGAGGCGGGCGAGGCCACGCCGGACTCGACCAGATGGCGGGCCAGGTCCGGCGTCGCCCGGATCACCTCGCCGGAGCTGTAGCCCCGGTAGGCCCGGAGCAGCCGGAGCGGTTGCGGCTCGGTTGGCATGGCCGTCCTCCGGGTACGCAGAGGCCGGGGGGCTGCATCCATGCGGCCCCCCGGCCCGTTGCGTCGCGTTGTCAGGGTCAGTCGATGATGAGCTTCGCCACGAACTCCGGAGCGTGGTTGGCGATGCCGACCCGCTGCTTCGCGACGAAGACCGTCCGATCGTTCATCGCCTGGAGCTCGCGGAGCGCCTGAACCTGGAGGCCCGAGGCCTTCACCGCGACGGCCGTTGCGAAGGAGAAGTCGCCGTACAGGGCGAGCGTCCCGCTCGGCAGGCCGTTGGTGACGTAGACCGGACGGCCGTAGACCGTCGGGGCCATCGCGTCGGAGAGCATCACGGACGACGTACCGGCGTGGGCCGCCAGCAGCGCCCCGAACCCGGCCGGGCTGACCACCCAGGCGGTGTTCGACGCGAGCGGGTCGATCATGCCGACCATGTCCGCGAGCTTGGCGGCGGTCGTGGCGCTGGCCGAGGCCACCGCCACTTCGTTCGTCACCTCGCCGACGAGGCCGTCGATGCCGGCGGTCGCGTCGCCCTGGAGCCAGGCGTAGTCGACCTTCGACGCGAAGGCGTTCCCCGTGTTGGTCGCGAAGAGCGAGGCGATGTCGACCACCGAGTCCTCGATGAGGTCGTTCGACACCGCGGTCGCCTTCCGCAGACCGTAGAGGGTCACGTCCACGCCGCTCGTGTTGAGGTCGGCCGGCGTCACCTCGCCCATCTCGGCGTAGAAGGCCGCGGAGCCTTCCGACACCTTCGGGAGGGTCAGCTTCTTTGCGATGGTGTTGAACACCGACGCGACGCGGAGACCGACTGACTGCCGGGTCATCACGTTGATGATCGAGCCGTAGAGCTCGGTCGGAGCGGTCAGCTCCTGGCCCTGGTCGGCGTTGTACTCGCCCATCGCCCGGACCTCGCCGCGGGCCAGGCCGCGGAGGAACTGCCCGGCGACGGCGGCGATGTCGGCCGACTCGAAGCCCTGCACGCTGCCGGCCCGGACGTGGATCGCCGGGGCCTTGCGGGCCGCCTCGACCACGCGCCGCGAGTCGCTGTCGCTGCGGACGCTGCGGAGACCAGCCACCTTCGCGTCGAGCTCGTGCTCACGCTGGCAGAGCTTGGCGATCTCGTCGGCCCGAGCGGCACGCTCGGCCAGACGGGAGTCGACGTCGGCCCGCAGGGCCTCATCGGTGCCGCAGTCGATCGCACGCAGCTCGGCGATCTCCTTCTCGACGGTGACGGATTCGTCCTGGAGCTGGGCGAGCTTGGCGCTGGGCATGTTTCGCATCCTTGCGAGGTCGGTGATTGAAAAACCTTC